CTACCCTACCCTACCCTACCTTACCCTACCCTACCCTACCCTACCCTACCCTACCCTACCCTACCTTACCCTACCTTACCCTACCCTACCCTACACTACCCTACCCTACCTTATCAACCCGACACCCGACACCCATCGTAAATGATACATAAAATTATTTTTTTCTTATAATTATTTATTTTTATTTTGTAAAACTTTTTTATAAAAAACTAGTAAGTAATTTATAAAAAAGTTTTATATTTAGTAACGGAAATAAAACAAACATATAAAAAGTGATTGATTTGTTTTTAATCAAATAATATCGTGTTATTACTGTTAAAATGAATATACAAATACTAAGCGGTCTTTTATATTGTAATTTTTTATTAGTTAACGATAGTATTATTTCACTATACGACACAGAAACTGAATTAATTATTGACATAAAAAAAGAAGTATAAATCTGGTATGTTTCTTTTAATTTTTTGAATCTTTTTTTAAATCGTATCAAACAATCATACGATTTTTTTTATCTGTAATAGTAATAATGTAGACATGAATACTGCTCAATTTAAGGAACTCATTACTACTACCATTATTCAACCCAATTACATTGAAGAAATATCTACTTTTATTCTTGGTCGAAATCGTTGGAGAAGTATTGGTATGTTTTTTGAAACACTTTCTAAAGTGTGTATTGGAAGTGGATCCGTATTATCTTTTTCCTCTGGTGTGTATAATAGTACCAATATGAGTTTTGTGGCGGGTAGTGTCTCGACATTATCATTGGTTTTTTTACAATTTTCTAGTTTTTGTTATACGGAATCAAAGAAATCAACCGAAGGATTAAATATCTTGTTAAAAAAATTAGAATTAGATACCTTACCTCAATTTATAGAAACACATACTGATATGAATCATAAAAACAGTTCAGATGATGATGATGATCATAAAGATGACGTCATACCAAGTCCTACCATACTAGAACCAACTTCTTATGTATCCATATCGATTCCAGATCCAATAAAAATGTAAAGATAACTAATTCACTGTCTTGTAACTCACTTTTATTTGCTATAACAGTTTTTAGTAGTAATGTTACTATGTACTAAGTGAATATACTGAGTACATTTATAGTAAATGCTAGACCTAGATAGAAACAATAGAATGAAAATAATAAAGAAAACTTCCTATCATCATCACTCCAAAACAATAATACACATACGAATCAACATGTTCTTGAAAACATAACATTCCTACGCCAAGTGTAATAATCCTGCGAATCATATCCAAAATGGTTACTAAAATGGATCCTTGTTGAACCAGTGACATTAATCGTTCTTTCAAAAAATAATATAAGTATTCACTACTTGCTATGAATAACATTATGGTACCTAACCCCCATGAATAGTGAATTGCTTGATAGAGATCATTAGTACCCAGACTATAATAAAAAAATGTACTTACTTGTAAAAAAGAAGAGACTACTTTACTTTCTAGTACAAGTGGTATTTCTTTATTCATTTCCATGAGTAATCCAATGATAGAATAAAGAATAGAAAATATAAAAATAAGAATAGATGAGGAAAATTGATCCATTCCACCAAGATAAAATAATAGAATACAAGAAGTTGAAATAATACCTACTCCTAGGTATTCAGTCGTGGTATATTTTTTTTCAAGAAATAAATATGCCAAGATGACATTAGCAATCGTAGAGGTGTTTCGTAATCCAAGATATGTTGCAACACTGAGTTGAGAAACACTAATTGACATGAATAGTAGTTGTACATAATCTACGATACCAATACATACATGAATGAATCGAATGGGTGTATGATGATACAATTGATAACAACAGGCAATCGGAAATAATTGTCCATATAACACACATGATACTAATGGATGTGTAATGTTATAATAATAACTTACTGCTTTTAGACCTACGACATTAAGAACTACATTTACAATGTATAGAAAACTAATGATGGGTACACTTTTAGTACACAACATACGATAAGGTGCGTTTGTAGTCTCTTGATTACTATCAATCTGTATGTTCATCTACTTGATACATTATTATTGTCTACTGTTTAGTCAAGGTTTTTTTACACGGCTTTTTCACAAAAACCCGTACCAAAAACTGTTATAGCAAATAAAATTGAGTTATAAAGACGGTTTTTTTACTTTTAGTGAAATAGTGTTTGTGAATCATTTACTATACAATGTATAGTAAATACATAGATGAATACTATTCGTACCAGAGTTTTTTTATAATTGAGAACACACTGCTTCTAATAATTGTTGTGAAAAAATATCATCACTTGGTGATGCTTGTACCATAGAAGAATCATGATCCATGCTAGAACCACGATCCATATCCTCCTCACCATAATCAATATCACCGCTTAATCCACCACGATACACGCTATCTCCACGATCCATATCATCATCCTCATCATAAAATGATACCCTACTCGATCGTTCTGTTTTGGCCTGTGCTAATTGTACAGACATATCTGCCAAGATATAATTGGTTTTACTTCCTGGAACCCGACCTCGTTGGTACGCCAGTCGCAATGCGGTATTCATCTTATCCGTAGAAGCATTCATTTTCACAAACATCACACCCATGTTTTTCGACGCCATCAACGTCATTTGATCTTCAATGTTTAATCCAGTCGGATCACCATCGGGATAGTCATCCGCCATGTTATCCTCATGGTATGCTAGACCATGTGCTGGAGCATCGGTAATAAACAATATCTGACGAATACCTTCTTCGGACCATGATAATCCAATTAATTGTTGAAATGCCCCCGCTACATCTTCTGGAGCATCTCCTCCACCTGTTACATCACCATTTTCAATGAGTTGTGCGAGTACCGTCTTGACCGATGAGATATCTTCCGTAAAATCCACTATGTTGAACCGTTTCTCATCACAGTAATCACGGTATCCGACCAAGGCTAATCGAAATCGTTTTCCGGGATGCTGTTTCTTGAGGGTATCAAATACACCCATGACTTTGTTGCGTGCGGCGCATGCCTCGTGACCCATACTACCTGTTACATCAATACAAATTGCGACATCGACGAATCGATTACCTATTTCATTTATGTTGTCGACTGTTTTAGCGACCAACGCCAATCGTGGTACATGTTGTTCACCGGGTTGACTCATTGTTGCTCTCCTTGCGCTCCGTATGTACCTATACATGTTTCATAATCGTACTTTTCATTTTTTACTCATCATGATCCTCGTGGTATATTGTTCCGTATCAAAATAAAAAAACAATTCATTTGATTCATTCACATTGATATGTAATGCTACATGATGAGGAATATCTTCTTTATCCAATAGTTGTTTAACATACGATCCACAAGGACTAGGAAATGAAATTGTGAAGAGTTTTTCTGTATCTGGACTAGTGTGAAGACGAGTAATGATTTTTTCTCGGAATGATTTCATGGTTTCTTCACAATGACTCTTGTCCAACGTACGAAAGAGATGTTGTTGACATGCGGATTTTTTTTCCAACGATGCCTTTATGATTTTTGCTAGTTCCATGACTACATAAAGTAAAGTATGTTTAGATATTAGATAAAAAAATGAAACAGGTACAAGTAAAAATATAATAAGACATAGAAAAGAACGTATGTATTTTATTCGTTTGACCGATCAAACAACGCAATGGGTGACAAACAATGTAGTCGATCCATCATTGTATTGGACACGTACCATTTCACATAAACAACCCCATATATTTACACATGAACCAATTCATATCATTGATATGCGTGAAATAGTAGACTCTGTTCACGTTCCGATGAAACAAGCATCCTTTTCCTATATCACATCCATACTAAAAAGTACTATTCAAAAAACCATACGTAGAGGTAAACTGGATGAATGTTTATCCACGACCCAGCAACTTTTACGTCAAGATCCGGCCGATACCTTACGCAGATTACCCGTAATTTTCGCCGAAGATACCATGATCCATCCCGAATCATTTTCCCTTGTTGTGTGGTTGATGGTCGCTCACTCTAAAGGATATCTATTATCTGCCAGAGATGAAGAACTTGTGCTGGATGCAGTGACAACAGCTTGTTCCGCACCGAAACGTTATGAACAACATTTTTATAAAAAAGGTACGATCGTTGGTCATGGGTACAGTCTAGCATTACGAGCTGCATATGGTGGTATGAAAGGGGATTTGTCCATGTTGAACAATATGGCGATGCGATTGGATACGATGGAACTGCTTACGGAATGGGTAATTTCACCAGTTGTAACACCATTCAGTGTGTACCTTCATATTATTCCCGAAAGCATCGATTTTCATTGTTGTCCTTCTATTGTGATATGGTGTGCTGAAAAAACGGGGTTACCAATGGAAAAGATTCGGACAGCAATATGGAACCATTGGAGTTCACCGAATGGAAGAAAGATAGAAGAAGTGGAAGCTAGTGCATGTGAACTGGATCAAGGTCTAGATCATTCCACCTACATGACTCAATTGTATCCATTACTTGTTATGTATGCGCAACAAAAGATCAAATGGTTAAATGCGTCCAAAAAGAAATTGCTAACACAAACTACGTTGAATCAATTTATGTCCATTTCATAAAAAAATACACGGCTTTTTCACAAAAACCCGTACCAAAAATGTTACAATAAATCTACTCAGTATATTCACTGAATAAATAGTAAAAGGTACTATATTTTGTTATAGAAAATAAAATTGAGTTATAAGACAGTGAAAAAAATAGTAAAAAAAATAAAAATAACCTACCATGTAATAAGAATGATGACCGCAGCAACATTAACCTTACTGTCCACTGATCTTGTTTCCAAAACCGTATCCTATACTGCCTCGTATACTGCTTCAAATGTAGTTTCATTAGGAAAATCGATCTTGTATTCCGACAAGTCTGTTGATTTATCTACACTAGAACAATTTGAAAAAAAAGTAGATTTATTGGAAACCATTAAGATTTATCAATTATGGATACATGAATTATCCATGAATCAATCGGAACGCATCAAACAATCCAATGCGTTACAAGAAGCAATTCACTCTTTTACGAAATGTCTGCAAGAATTAGAACGTATCTTACAATCCATTGACGACAAGATTACCTATCATAAAAGTAAGTGGTTTTATTCGTATCGTGTACTCTCCTTTCATGAAGAAATTGAGGAATTAAAACTACATAAATCCATAATGGATCATAGGTTTACGATACTACGACAGGTCTGTGGATTTTTTTAACACGGTTTTTTCACAAAAACCCGTACCAAAAATGTTATGATAACAGAATGGTAATTAATATAATATTTTATTAACACATTTAATTTAGGTTATTATAGTTTTGTACTATAATAAAGATGATATAAAATAAAAACCATACCTTCTTATAACTCAATCTTATTTGCTATAATATTTTTTAGTAGTACTTTTTACTATTTATTCATACCATTAATATTCCATTGTGATGGAAGAGACGTACATGCGGTAAGACGATCAACGAGATCAATCCTTCCAAATTGTTTTGCCAACGCCAGTCCCGTTGCAAGATACGATGTTTTTCGATTTTCTTTTTTATGCCACATTCGTCGTTGATATTTCAGTAATAATTGAATCGCTTCTTCATGATTCAATAGGATGGCCACTTCAAGCAAGGTCAAACGATTCCACAACATATTTGTAAAATACGGGTGTTCTTCAATCCGTGAATGTTTATTATTTCGATGATAACATTCAACAAATGCTCTATCCCATCTATCACCATTCCATGCGACTTTCTCAATATCACGCTCGACGTCAAGATGGTATTTCAATGTTTCCATGTCGTTTGTAAATAAGCAATAAAAAGCAGTTTTACTGCATGGTAGTTCAGTAATACCAAAAAAAGTTACTGGATAGGACACGGTATCCAAGGTATTATTAATTTCTTCCACGGCACTCTTTTCAACAAGCGAGATACATTGTAATAATATTTCTCCGCCTCGGATAGAGGCCAAATCGTCAAAACGATTCAAACGGGATGAAAGGATTTGTTGGGTCATTTGTGATCGTGAATGTAAGGTAATGATAGTATTACATTACTTATTTTTTCATTTTTCACGGCTTTTTCAAAAAAACCCGTACCAAAAATGTTACGATAACAGAATTTATAATGTTACAATAAATGTACTCAGTATATTCACTGAATATACTGAATAGATAAGTAATAATAATTAAATTTCTGTTATAAAAAGTTTTGGGGTATCCGCCATGAGCGGAGTAAGGCCTTTTTTGAAAAGGTCTTGATAATAAATAGTAAAAATGAAAAAAACCAGTTGTCTATATTTATGTATAACCGTACTAGTACATGTCTTCCACTCGCTATACCATAAAAGAATATGGGACAGATCGTCCAAGTGAATTGATTTGTACTCGACATTACCCTCGTTTTACGTTTCCTGGTACGTTTGGGTTTATATACTCATCTCATGTTAATGGATTACTTACTACATTTTTGCAGATGAAACTATTGAAAATGAATTCAAAGGACATTAGCACATTTGCTTACCGTCACATGAATACAAATACGTTTACAACAGAAGTAAAAGAAGTTTGTTCTTATGCTACATCTGTTGATGACGAACTGGTACACAGTATTGCGTCGGTCAAAGCTAATACGATTGTTAATGTGGTCTTGTCGATTATGAATATTCGTGTGATACCATTGGAAGAGGAAATGAAACGATTTATTGAATATGTGACAGAAACATACCATGTGTGTTGGATGAAAGAAATTGCGACATGGTTACAAGAAGAATATGGTATTGATGTGATGAGTGCGCCACTAGTATAACGTTTTCCTTACTATGAAGAAGTTGTTATGTTTTTTTAGTTTGCTATGGTATTGTATTATTTTTACTTGTAAGTAAAAATACTCATTGTAGTAATAGGATAATTTTTATACCTATTTATTTACTATAACAAAATATAGTGCTACTTCTTATATTTATTCAGTGAATATTATAGTACGTTTTTTATGGTAAGGTTTTTGTAAAAAAACCTTGTATCGTACCTATAATATAGATTTTAATATACTATAATCATTTAAATGATTTAATCCAGATGAAATTGCTTGCGCATTTAATTCAAATATCATTTTCTTTGTTATAGAACTAACACCAGCTTCACCATATAATACACCAGAATAAATAATAGGTCGTCCAACACCTACAAATTCTGCTCCTTTTGCATATGCCATTAAAATATGTGCTCCATGTCTAACTCCTCCATCTAACCATACACCAAAATCATTATTTACTTTTTTAACAACAGTTCTTATTTCTGTAACTACATCTAATGTAGCAGGTGCGTTAAAAGTAAAACGTCCACCATGATTAGATACATATACTCCATCAGCACCAGCTTCTTGTATCAATAATGCATCTTCTGGTGTAAGACATCCTTTTACAACGAGTGGTACACCTTTATTAATATTTCTTTTACTATATGTAGAGATTGATTGATTCATATGACATAGTGAACTAATATGACGGATTGATTTAACATTATCGTTATTTTCAACATTCATATTACCAAAGGAAAGAATACTTTTTGCATAATCAAGAGATACAACACTATTGAAAGAATTAATTAATTCTTCAACAGGAATCATTACATGATTTGAAACATATTGTAATACATCAATATCGGTTGTTCCAACGCAATTATGTTTATTATAACATTTAATATTAAATACTGGATCATTAAATAAATGAGAACAAAAGGTTCTTGAATAAGTTAAATCAGCTTGTAATTCCATTAATGGTATACCTCCGTGATTATTTGTTCCAGTATCAATTGTTAATACTATAATAGATACACCCAATTCTTTACTACGTTCAATAATTGATATATTAATATCATTATCAATTGTTACATAAAATTGAAACAAAAAGAATGGGTTAGATTTATTTGATGCTTTTCTAATTTCATGTACATGTTCATTTAAAGAATATTGGGACAATGTTGGAATTGTATATATACCACCACCTTTAATAGTACCTCTCAAAGTACGTAAATCATCAGATTTACCACCATATTCTGATGCACATCCATAAGGAACTGTAAAAAATGGACAATCAATAGTAAAAGTTGTTTTACCTAGTTCTATTGATGATAAAACTAATTCTCTCTGTAAGGAAAAATCTTTTTTTGAACCTAAATAATGTGTTTTAATTTTTATTTGATCAAATGCATCGATAGCATTTATACAACTTTTACCATTACTAGATGTTGATTCATGATACCATCCATATAATGTTTTGGGTACTTCATCTAGGACTTTTTTAGATAATTCATTAAATTCCCATGTTACATTAATTTCTTCATCTTTATTAGGTTTTTGATATATATTTTTTTTGATATATAATTGATTTGCAGGAGTACTATCATCTAATAATTTAGTTATAAATGTAGTAGATAAATCTACTGGATACTCATCATGTGTATTTTTTTTGATATAAGATTCTATTATCGTAGAAGAACATTTATTTGTATAAATTACCGCAATAATAATGACAATAAGTAATAGTAATACAATTATAATAGCTAATAGATTCATATTTTATTTGTATTATAAATATAATTTTTTATAAATTTTTATAATTTTTATCATAAATTCATTATAAAATAGCCCTGGGTTAATTCTACAATAAAATTGTAGAACTAACCCAGACCTAATTATAAAACAGTCATAGGATAATATAATATTTAATCACGGCTTTTTGTGAAAAAGTCGTACCAAAAATGGTAATGTATGATGTTATAATAAATGTACTCAGTATATTCACTGAATAAATAAGTAAAAGTACTACTAAAAACCGTTATAGCAAATAAAATTAAGTGATAAGACGGTGTGTTTATTCACGGTTTTTTCACAAAAACCCGTACCAAAAATGGTACGATAACAGAATGTATGATGTTACAATAAATATACTGAATAAACCAAATACTAACTAACAATCTATTATAGTACGTTTTTGGGTAAGACCTTGTAAAAAGTATTGAATTATTTATTATATTGGATGATAATAAATAATAATGGAAATGGAATACATACGATTAAGCAAACAATTATCAATTATCTCTGGTAAACCATTACTAGAGGAATTTCTTCGTACATTACCTGTACAATGGTATCATACCCTATTTGAACCAAATCCATATGAAGAGTTTGTAGCGTTATCAGGTCCAGAATGGAAACTAGTCAGTGAAATAAGTGGTATTCCTCAACCTCCATCATTGGAACAAACAGATCAAACGGAGGAAACTGAACAAATGACACAAACAGATCAAACGGAGGAAACTGATTATACACAACTCATGGAACATCTTTCCTTTGTATCAGATACACCACTTGAAGAATTACTAGAAGCATACTTGAAAACATTACCTGATGTCTGGTACAAAACAATCATGGAAACGAAAACACGTTATTACACCCAGTTTACTGGTGCAGAATGGAAACTAGCTCGTGAAAAAAGTGGACTTCCTTTTCCAACCGTCTATTATGGGAGTACCTCGGATAAAAATCATCCCATTCCTTCTGATATCATTTCATTATGTACTGAATACAACCAACGTACCAAACAAGAGGTGATACAACATGTGCGTGATGAAGATTACATTTGTCGTGGTAAAATGGGAGTATCATCATTTGGAAGCGAACTTGATCGATCTCATTCACTCTTGTATGCCTATTATAATGATGAAATAATACAGCAACCGATTGTCATCGGTATTATACTGATATATTATCGACCTGATAAACAGGAAATAGTAATACCAATCTTGTGTACCGATGGATCATATAATGGTATTGGGACGATATTACTAGATATGGTAAAAGGGGTTCTATTGTTACATCCCAAACCGTATCATCATATTAAACTAGACGCATTAGCTTCCTCTTATTCTTTTTATATAAAAAATGGATTTATTCGTAAAAAAAATTATGATCTCGAATGGAAACCATCGCTACTTGATATTACAACATGTATCAAAACTTATCCTGATAAGAGATTATTTCTTGAACAAAAATGGTCTAATTTTTTGAATAAACCTGGTTATGCATCACATGATAAAAAAGGTACGAGAAGTAGAAAACTGTCACGACGAGTTACTAAGACAAGGATAAAACCATCATTACGAGTTACTATAAAACGATAATGTAAAAAAATCACCATCTTATAACTCAATTTTATTTACTATAACAGTTTTTAGTAGTAATTTTATTATTTACTCAGTATATTCACTGAGTAAATTTATTATAATATCATACATTCTGTTATAGTAACATTTTTGGTACGGGTTTTTGTGAAAAAAATAGAAATAAATGTAACAATTTTTTATTTATTCAGTACATTCACTGAATAAATTTTACTATTCATTATAAATATATTATTGTAACATTTTTGGTACGGTTTTTATAAAAAAGGGTCTTGTTATAAATTCATACCTTTTTTGCTCCATTTGGAAGGCAGCAAATAATATTTTTCTAATCGTTCGATCATTTCTGGTTTGACATTGTTCTTTTTTGCTAGTGCTTTTCCTGTTTCAAGATAAGTAGATCGTACGTGATTGTTAGTATGCCACGTCCTTCGTTGATACAAGAGTAGGAGCGTAATGGCTTCTTCATTGTTCAGTAGAATGGCCGTTTCCAGTAATGTCAACCCATTCCACATGATATTTGTAAATGATGGGTAATCATATGACATATCACCTTCTCCACGATAATAAAAAGGATTTCGTATTGTAGCCCATACAATGATATTCCACACTTTTTTAGTCATATCATTCTCTGCTTCCAGATGAAATCGTAATCCGTCCATGTCATTTGTAAATAAAGAAAAAAAAGGTGTATCGATTTTCGGTGGTTCCGTTATGCCATAAAATGTAACGGAATACGTATCCAGGTCGCATACTTCTTCAACCGCTTCCTTTTCAATAATCGAAATATAATCCAACAGAAGTTGACCGCCTTGGATAGCAACAATGTTATCTAAACGGTTACTACGAGGGACAAGTGGAGTACTCATGATGTGATACAATTTATAGTTGATTTATGTTTTTTTCATTTTTACCATATATGTTTTTACGGTATGTTACACATTTTATATATAAAAATATTCTATATTTATCACAACTTTTTCATTCTATTTATTTGCTATAACAGAATATAGTAGTATTTATATTATTTATTCAGTGAATAAATCATTATATTAATTGACATTCTGTTATAGCAAGTTTTGGGGTATCCGCCCTGAGCGGAGTAAGGCCTTTTGTGAAAAGACCTTGATATCTATTTATCATAAAGCATGCAAACATGTACTACACTAATAACCAAGACATGACACGATACTACCTTTTACTTGTCCTGATGTTGTGGAAACAATTGTCACTTTATTTTACACCTTTGGAGATTTAAAATTAATTTTTTTGTTATGTATTTAAAATGGTAGAAAAAGAAAATTTCGTGTTTGATAAGCGGTTTATACGATTTGGTAATGAAGATTTATTTATTGGAACAATTAAATTTCAAAGTAAACCTATAACTCAAATTCAAATTATTCTTAAACATCCTCTTAATATTTTTATTGGAACATTTGAAGTTGTTTCAAAGTATAGTGCAGAATATAATGATACATATAAAGGAATTGGTAAAATATTATTATATAAATCATTACTTGAATTAATGAAACATGGTAAGATTACTTCAAATTCAATTGTTACGTTAGCTGCTGTAGCAGGTAATAAAAATCCATTATGTAATCAACATTTTATAAAAACACCTAAAACAGAAGAAGAAATTAATACTTATTTAACTAAATATCGTAAAGAATCCGAATTATCAAAATCAATTGAAGAAAAAATAAAAGAGTATTGTAAGATTGAAAATAATCTAAAATTAGTTGCTTATTATAAATCATTAGGATTTAGAATAGACGATACACAAAATAACGAAAATATTTTATACACACATATGATAGCTCAAGTTGATAATCTACTTGAAAAACTAACATTATTAGGTGTTACTGGTAAGAAAAGTAAAAATAGTAAAAGAAGTAGTAAAAGAAGTAATAAAAGAAGTAGTAAAAGAAGTAATAAAAGAAGTAGTAAAAGAAGTAGTAAAATACGATAGAATATAATAAAAAAAATTAAATTAATTGTTATAAAAAATTTATTTTACGTTAACATCTTACAATTATTTTTACTAGTAAGTTTGGTCCTATTTGATTTTTTTCCCAGGGGGTTTTCACAAAAACCCGTGAAAATATAATTGATAGGGTTGATGGGTTTGTGGAAAAAATATGCTTGTAAAAAAATGAAAAGATAACTGACCTAGTTCTTTCTATTATAAAAATGTCGGAACTCTATTTTGTTCTAGGAGCAAAAAGTATTGCAGATCAAACTGTCAAGAATGAACCATTGATGGACATGGTTAGTTACACCGAAATCAACCCACAAGGACGAAATTATATTTCGTATTTGCGTTTGGTCAATCGTATTCCCAAAATAATGGTACATTGGGATACACTATCTTGTATGTCAACCTTTATTACTTATCCAACACAACGTGTGATTGGTGGAAAACAATATACGGTTGATCCAGAAACGACTGAACCCATTCATCCTGGATTTGTGGAACGAATTCGTTTGTATAATGAATCCGTACATGTACTAGGTAGCGATTTTTCACCAGCTCCACATCAAATAAATGACATTTTTCAACGTTACTTATTAAATCAAATAACAGATACAGAAAAATTAATATTGCGCTCCTTTTTATTTCTAGAAGATACGGAAGTATTACTTTCATTTGAGTCAACTGGATTACATATTCGAAAAGAAGCAGAAGAACGATTACTACAACATGAATCGGGCACGTGGTTACTTAGAAAATCTAGTGTAATTGACAGTGATTTGGTAAAAGCAAAAGTAGTAAGTATCAATCAATCAGGAAAAATTATACATGTTATGTGCATTCATGCTAAAGGATATGGTTATTTTTCACCAGAAGTTATTTCACAAGAACAAGTCATGCCAGATCTATCACCGGAATGTCGTCATATTCTTCCCCATCCTTCACGTGAAAAAGTGTACGCATGTTTTTTGGATTGGTTTGAAGTCATCTGTACATCATATGATGTGGTACGTTCACAATACATTCAGTGAACCGTTTCATACAACAATTCAGGTACTACTTTATTATCACGACTTTTTCACAAAAAAAACCCGTACCAAAAATGGTACGATAACATTTACTCAGTATATTCACAACTTTTTCACTTTATTTATTTGCTATAACAGAATATAGTAGTATTTCTGATATTTATTCAGTGAATATACTGAATAAACCGTTATATTAATTTACATTCTGTTATAGGAAGTTTTGGGCTAAGGCCTTTTCACAAAAGGCCTTGATTTTATTGTATCATCATAAATTCTGTTATCGTACCATTTTTGGTACGACTTTTTGTGAAAAAGACGTGTAAAAAAAATGAAATTGTAATACAAATACGAAAGATAATTATATGTATTATATATAAAATGAATAGGATTTCTGTTATCATTACGGATATGATTTATCATGCGACCCAAGAATATGATCAGTCAACAGAAGAATTGGAAGAATCATATGAAAAAAAAGTATCACAGTGTAAGAATGATTATGAAAAAACAAAATACAATGAACTTCAATCCTATTATCAATTAATCTATTCGGATAAGGATCCGACAACAGAAGAATATCAATTACTTCTTGAACGATTTCCTATGTTTCCAGATGGATTTATGGATCAATTGTGTTTGACCAATGAAGCACATATGAAAGAACTCGACATACTAGAAATGAAATATATGCACGAGAAACATTCATTGGAAATGAAATACAATGACTTGATACGAAAAATCGATCAATTACGTTCTCGAGTAGAAGTCACTAGTCATACTTGGTTTACATTATTTGATAATGATGAAGGAGAGGAAGATGAATCATAACCGGTTAAAATATTACATTCACGTGCAGGAAAAAACGTATAATATCTACTAAAAAAAAGAGGTACAAAAAACATAGTAAGTCTACAAAACATAAGTGTCATATCTTTTTCACTCTATTTATTCAGTGAATATACTGAATAAATAATTATGACCAATAAAAATTATGTTATAGTACGTTTTGGGGTATCCTCCAGAGGAGTAAGGTCTTGATAAGTGTACAAAAAATATTGCAAGGTGAAAAGATAAAAATTTAAATATAAATTGAACTTGATGATATTGTAAAATGTAAAAATTTGATTTTAATTTTATTTTATCTAGATAAAAGATGTCTGTTCCTGTATTTAATCGTGACACAAAATCACCAATGTTGGATAATATTCAATCATTATTATTTAATGGTCCATCTGCTATACCAATAGGAGTTCAATTACATGGTATGGATGGTCAAAAAGGTGACAAGGGAGATAAAGGCGATAGGGGCGACAGAGGTGACAAGGGTGATAAAGGTGATGTAGTAGTCGCTGATGAACAAGAAAATATCGCCCTTGGTACTGTAGTCCAAGGTACACAAAATATAGCAATTGGTGTACATGCCGGTAGTACAACGGTGGGAAAAAATAATATTCTACTAGGGCATGGTGCAAAAGCAAGTATTCCCACCATTTCAAATGAAATTGTACTTGGAAATTCTTCTACATCCGCCTTACGTTGTCAACAAACAGCCATTGCAGGATTATCGGATGAACGAGATAAAACAAATATTACTGAATTAGATACGATGGAATCATTACTATTTATTAATGAATTACGTCCCGTTCAATTTCAATGGGACCAACGAGAATGGTACAAATATGGCGTGTCCGATAAAAGTAAAGCGGGTGATATGGACATTGGTTTTATTGCCCAAGATATTCTTCGTTGTACGACCAAGGATTCGTATCGTATTGTAACTACAAAAAATCCGTATCGTTATGAAGTCGCCCCCGGACGATTGATTCCATTATTGGTTTCGTCACTACAAGAACTGTCAAAACGAGTGGATGAACTAGAGGCGATCATAAAAAAATGAATGATATGATTGAAATGATTTTTTTTATAGTTATATACTATAAAAATGGAGATAGAAACTGAAACAGAAAAATGTGTTCGTTGCACAAAAGAAATCAAAGACAGTGGGTTATGTTCAGAATGTGTATGGTGGTGGAGTAAAACTGATTCCGATGAAAAAGATCACTATTGGGATTGTGATACTTGTTTTCATGTGTATTCACGCCATACCGTAGTGTATTGTAGTACATGTAAACATAACTATTGTGAACAATGTATTGAGGATATGATTCAAAAAAAATGCATTGAATGTGGACCGGAGGTAGAAGACTATATGTGTCCATCTTGTTTTACGTATGGAATTGATAATGGATTTATTACAGAAGACTTTATCGGTATCACTGATGAAGCAATCAAACGATTACATTCGTATCGTTTTCAGAAAGGTATCGTCTATGAAAATTATTTTATAAAACAATAACCAAGGCCTTTTGTGAAAAGGCCTTACTCCAAAACTTGCTATAACAAAATTTTAATTAATATACTGAATGAATATAATAAAATAAAATACTACTATATTCTGTTATAGCAAATAAATACACTGTCTTATCACTTAATTTTATTTGCTATAACAGTTTGTAGTAGTACTTTTACTATTTATTCAGTGAATATACTGCGTACATTTTATTGTAACATCATAAATTCTGTTATCGTACGATTTTTGGTACGGGTTTTTGTGAAAAAGCCGTGTTTTTATTTTATCGTTACCAAGTAATGAATTATGTTTATCATACTTCCCTTGTCATTTGTGTCAGAAATTATATCGTACATGATTCCATATTGTCATGTATTGTTACACGAAGATATGTTACCGAATAAATCAATTTACCAAGGCATATCAGAACCACCCGTATTATGTATGGACAAAGACGGATTATATTGGATGAAAAACATGATTCGTCAATCTTGTACACCATTTGTATTGTGTGATGCAGTATATCATGATGAACAGGAACAGGAGATTAGAATTGAACATATGAATTGGAAAACGTATTCGTATCGTAATCGTATTTATTGTGTAGCAGTAGATATGGTATCTCAACATATGTGGTTACGTGTATTAGTGTAATATTTTTTCAATTATTATAATTGAAAAAAATGTTAGTAGTATAAATGATATGATACTATTCTTATTACTCCTAATGCTACTAAATAAATAATACGAGCAATTACTTTTGAATCAAATCATGTAGGTAGTAACTGTATTACATGTTTATTATACTTTCTTTTCATATTCTTTTTTAAATTCTGCAAGATCGTTCATCCATAATTGTGATTCAGTAGTACCTTGAATCATTTGTAATTCTCGTTCATAACGTTGAATATGATGTTGAATCTCTTCTACTTTTTGTTTGGAAAAAGAACGAATATGCATCCCTAATAAATAAGAGTAAGATGTATCACCATCTACCATCAGATATCCAGACTGTTGTAATGTCATTACAATGGTTTCCTCTGGTACATTTTGAATGACAAGTGTCCCGTGAATGACTTCTGTTAAAAATCGTAATTTCGATTGTAATACCACACGCATCTGTTGAAGTTCATCAATCATGTATGCTTTTCGTTTCACATAAAACACATATCGTACTCGACAAAACTCATTCAGTATTTCACTAATGGTATTATATTTTTTAATTTTACTATATTCATCAAACATAACCATATTGTTTGTAGATAACGTACTGGTTAATTTTAATGTTTCCAACGTAAGTTCTTTTTCTTCTTCTTTATTTTCCTTAATATCAAATTGAATACGCACATCACTACTATAATTTTGAAAACTTCGTATTTTTTTGTTTTCCAATAACTCTTCAATGACTTCTTTACATCCATCAATGCTCATCCCAATTGGAATTTCGGTAATTGTAACAGTATCATTTTTTCGTGTAATGACACCTTTGGTTAAAAATTTGTGATCTCCCATTTTTTCTACCGTACCCGTAAACCCATTGTACCACGGAACCAATTCCGGAAACGTATAGGGTTCATCCGACCGATATCGTTCTTCCGATAACCACAACGTAATACAATGAATCATATCAACCGGATTGTACATGGGAACGGAACAACTAAACGCCGTGCCAATTCCCAGTCCACCATTAATTAAAATCATGGGTAAAATGGGAACATACATGACTGGTTCAATTTTTTCCTTATCCTCATATTGTGCTTCCAATAACACATCATCTTCCTTACGAAAGAGGAGTCGAGTTAATCGATCTTGTTTGGTAAAAATATAACGAGAGGAAGCAGCATCGTCACCATTACTAATACGAGTCCCGAATTGACCTGAGGGAAACAAGAGTGAAATGTTATTGGAACCAATGAATCGTTGTGCCATTTTTATGGCAGCATCACTCAAGTTCATTTCTCCATGATGATAATCGGTTAATTGAGCGGTTGCTGCTCCGAACTGTGCCACTTTCATTTCCTTGGACGTGTAGGAGAGGTTCTTTTCAAACGCCGTATACAATAATTTACGTTGGGACGGTTTTAATCCATCCATCATAGCTGGTAAACTTCGTTTGCAATCAGAAATAGAAAAGAGAATCAATTCATTATCAAGAAAGTGTGACATGGGTAATTGTTGTACAGGATCTTTACCCATAATAGACTGGTGGACGGATGGATCATGGTGACGTAACCATTCTTTGCGTTTGTCACTGTGTTTACTTAAAAACACTTTATCCATCATGTCATCTGTCTGGTCATCTTTGATATAATGAACCATTTTTTTACCAAATGATTGTTTGATTTCTGCATCCGATGATGTCCCCAACCCTTTGTAGTATTTGATTTCCATGGAAGGAATCGTATGTGATTTCGTATAGGTTTTAAATTCATCCACACTATAAAAACAGTGTTGTTCTTTTCCTTTATGATACAATCGAACTACAGGAGTCCGCATGGACATGATGAAGGGTTCTTTTCGTAACAATAACGATGGAAATAATTTATGAAAAAAAGACAAGACTAATCCAGTAATATGAGCACCATCATCATCTGCATCCGATAACAAACAGACTCGTCCATACGATAAAGTTTTAAAATTCTCATCGTCGGTATAATCGACATCGTATCGTAAATGTAAGGATTGAATGATACCACATATTTCCTTGTTGCCCGAAATTTGAGCTACATTGGCATTTCGGGCATTTAAGGGTTTACCTCGTAGACTAAAACAACCAATGTAATCACGTCCTTTTTTTCCACCAATGGTCCCATCAGATAACCCTTTAATGACAAAGGATCGTGCTGACAATCCTTCACATAATACGAGGGTACAATCTTTAGCATGTTTGGTGCCAGCTAAATTAGCGGAATCCAAATTCTCAATACGAGTATAACCCCGTTTTTTTTCCGTTTTTTTCAGTGCTTGGATTTCTTTGCCCTTGACAATATCTTTGATATCTTCCATGACATTCCACTTCATCATTGCAGTGATATGTTTGGGTTCAACGAGTGTAGTTACATGGGGGGCAACCAATTTATTCTTTTCTTGACTGGTAAAGGATGGATTGGGAACGGTACATGTTAAAACCAACCGAAAAAACGATTTGATTTCTTTCAAGGAAAGGGGAGAACTACCTTTTTTAATACCGGCATTAATTTTTTCCAATAGGGGACGAAAAATAGCTTCACTCCATTCATCGACATGAACCCCACCTTGTTCCGTGTAAATTCCATTCACAAACGAAATACATTGAAAGAATCCACTCGTATTGGGTTGGACAACACATTCGGAATCATTCGTTTGAAAATGAACTTGATCTATTTTTTTCTCTACTTTTTTTTCTTTTTTCTTAGAGAGAACTAGTGATGAAGTTGAAGATACATCATCAGTTGTATCAAGAATGATACGTGGTTCTTCTTTTTTTTCTTCAACAACAGTAGTATTCTCAACAGGGATCTCACTTGTATCCTGATCCAACACTATTGATTTTTCTTCTGAAACATCATAACATAATGCGTATTCTTTGAGTGATTTGACTGGAATCTTTTCACCATTCAAGTAAACGGCGACTTTTGTGATCATGGCTGTGTCGATCGCATGTTTGACAACTAAGGATAACATGGCATCACTTAGTTTTTCCACTTCAAATAACGCATAATCTGGTGTAAAGGTGAATTCCGTGTACCCCACTTTTTGTTTTGAAGTTGTAATGATAGGATCGCCCTTTACTGACATGTTATTGGTCCATGTTTGTACATATTGTTTACCCGTATGAGTATCAAATGTTTTAATTCGAAAGGACCGTGAAAAAATATTCGTGGCTTTGGACCCCAGACCATTACGACCCGATGTCATACGTTCTTCCTCATCATTGTAATTACTTGATGTGAGCAAACGACCAAATAACATTTCCGGATTGTACACACCGGTTTCTTTATCAATTTCAATGGGAATAGTAACCCCGTCATTCCAAATCGAAATTTCACCATTTTCTTTATTAACATCTATTTTAATTTTTGTAGTAGGAGTAGGGGTAGAAGAAGAACGCCATACATTATCGATGGCGTTGGATAACACTTCAATGATACAACGCAGTAAACCTGGATTCACGAGATCGTCTCGTTTGGTAATGGAGAGTGTACCATTAGCGATATACGATCCTCCAAAAAATTCAGTTTTCGTATTTTTAATCCCACCAATGTACATGTCGGGACGATGAAGTACATGGGTACGTTGATCAAGGGCTTTGTATTGAGGTTTGACAGAATCGACAGTAACTGATTGAGGAGAAAGAGAAGTGTCTTCAATTGGTTTATCTGGTAAAATGAGAGTGGATGCAGATGATTTTTTCGGCATGAATGGAACTGATTTCCTTTTTTATAAAGAAAAAGAAAGGAAGAATAAATTTCATTTTTTACATGTGGACTACTATATGCAAATCGTATTTTCACTACTTTTTGTGAAAAAAATACTTTAACAAAAAATGGGTTATCAAGAAAATAAGTAAGTATACAAAAGTATTTTATAAAAATATAAAATGGGAAGCAATTAATTAATAAATTAAATAAAGAATAGTAATAAAGATAATAGTAAAATCATGAAGGATAAATTTATAGTAATAATCCCTATTGATACGGATAAAGAAGAATATAAAGAAGTTAGGTTCAAAACAAGAAAAGAAATAACTGAATTTTTACAAATTTCTATGAATAGTTTAGATTCTATGATCAATCATGAACTAAAATGTATACTTCCTAAACACCATCATCTTAAAGGAATAAAAATTAAACGTATTGTAGAAGAAAAAAAAGAAAATCCTATTGTATATAAATTAGACCCAATAGAATTTAGAAAACAATTATTAGAAAAAATAAAATAAGTACTTTACTTTCATAACCATTTATTTATGAAAGAATAATTGTAATTGTAACTTATAAAGGAAAGTATGACCTTGTAAAAAGTATAAATAACATTATAAAAACATGTTTAATAATCGTTCCTTATCTTTTTCTAAAGTTTCATAATGAAATAAATAATCGGTTAACCATATCAAATTCTTTATGGTACCTGTTTCCGTAAATGTTACATTGATACTTTTCTTTTTTTCCGAGTTAAGTAACCCATTAGTAAGTAAAACATGTTCTGGTATAACGAAAAAGAATTTTTTATCTTCGGCTTGTAACCAATAAAAATCATTATCGCCTACATTATAAGAACAAAATAGTCGTTTTTTATCTTTTTTACCATTGTTCCTACATAAACAGAACGTATATCTTTTTCTAACGTCATTTATTTTTCCAACTTTTTCTTGTACTTTATGTTTACCTATCATAAAATCATATACAGTGCCTTCCATTCCTGTATAAATAAATTCTATAAATGGAATTTGTTTTTCACGATAACGCCTACATTCTTGTTCACGTTGAGTATAAAATGAAGTTGGTTTATCCAATACATTAAACGAATGTTGACTAGTTTGATAATACAATTCAGATAATCGTTTCGTAATACAATTAAGTTCAGTTTTATAAATGTTATATTTTGATTTTTTATAACCAATATCTACTTTTGATATTGTAATTATATTTTCTGGAATAATCCACATCATCTCATCTTCACAACAATAAAGTAAGAGTAAACAATTTTTATAACTTGTTTGAATATGGAAATTATAAGTTGGATTTCTCCGTTTTGTAGTTTTCACTTGTATGCCTACCCATTTATCTTCTATACATTCTTTTGGTCTATAGATCATATCAACGTTACATCCATCAAATGCTTTTCGTATTTCAAATGTAGTACATAATAATTCTTGTAATTTCGTAATGACAGTAAACTCTTGTTCAATTGCAAACGTTTTTGATAACTCATTACGTTCCATTTTTTCTTTTTTAATTTCACTAGTTTCTATTGCTTTACAAGGAGGACAAATAGTACCAGTTCTTCTATATTTGAAAACGTTATAAAAAACAGTATGTTCATGACCGCATGAAGCAATATAACGTAGTTTGTAATTATAGGTACTTTTTGCTGTTTTTACCATTTCGTTATAGTCACCTTTCGTACTTAATAACGTACATTTTTTAGAGTAAAAATCTTCTACGATAGTTTCATATGTCAACATTACAATATTGTTAGTTTCATATGTACATTATGTAATTATCATTTTTTTAGTACAAAAGTAATTGTTTTATTCACGGCTTTTTATGAAAAAGCCGTATCAAAAATGTTACTATAACATAATTTATGGTGTTAGAATAAATTTATTTAGTATATTCACTGGATAAATAGTAAAATTAATAATATAAACTTTTATAACAAATAAATTTAAGTTATAAGACAGTGGTTTTATTTATTTAATAATCATTAAATAAAAAAATACGCTCCCTAGTGGATTTGAACCACTGACCGTTCAGTTAACAGCTGAAAACTCTACCGACTGAGCTAAAGAAGCATTTCTGAGAATAATAGTTATTATCTCATATATAAATATGTTTTTAAACTATTATATTACAATTACCAAATCCAATTCATTCCACGAATAATATTCCAAAACTTTTTCACAAAAGGTCTTGAAATGTTTTTGTAAAAAAACCGTAAATAAATGTATTCTTTTTTTCATCCTTTATTATAAAATATGTATGGTACATGTCATAAATATTATACGTTTGAACCGATAGACTCAGATCTAGATGTAGAAGTAAAACATAAAGAACATTTTTCCGATACCGATATCGTCAACCTTATTTTATACAATTCTTCACCACAAGAAAAAGAGATGAAAGATGTGCTCACTTCGTATATTGAAACGTACCCATCTGTTCAATTCTATTTTATTACGTTACGTGAACAAATGGAAGACATTATGATAGAAGGGCATATGATGTATATTAATGGAAATCATGCGAAAAATCATGATGAAGAAGGAATCCTCTATAAAACCATAAAAGCCATGGAATATTGTCATACTCATCTTTCCTACACATTGTTAGTCCGTAGTACCATTTCGAATATCATTGATTATACTAAATTGGTAGAAGATAAAGTAGCATGTCGTTATATTGAATACAATAAACATACGCTACGTTGGCTTGATGTTACAAATGATAATTCCTTTGGCACCTATAATGATATCATTGTTATTCCATTTGAGACAGTGGGAGAACTACTCACACATAACTATGATTGGGAGAAAATCTTATAAAAAACAGGGAGTACATGTCAAAAATATCAAAACAAACAATTAAAAAAATAATCTTATCAAAGAGTAAATGGATTCGTTTACAATTCTTCGGTTTTATGAACAAACGCTACAAAAATATATGATTGACGATTCACTAACGGATCAATTGGTTGATGTATCATCAATGGTGTCTATGATTTCTCATATTGTAACGGATATGTGTAAAAAAATGGATGCACAAAAAGTCCTATTGATTTCCGATAAAGGAAATCTGGTCATTGTTGATTCCATGAATTCACCAATTCCCGAAGAAATTAAATCAAAGCGTTTTATGAAAACCAATACCCGATCTGCAACCAAAGATATTATGAAAGTATTATTGATTTTATTAGGTGTTACGGTGGTAGGAACGCAATGTACAATTCGACAATATGGTATCATTTATCGTTTTATCATGTGGTTTTTGTTTGAAAACGAAGAATGGGTTTCTATTGGTGCTGTTCATGATTTTTGTTTATTTATTAAAAAACAATTTATTCAAGGACCATCTTTTGTTGATCAGGATAAATGGAAACAAATGAAAGAACAACGAATGAATCAATTTTATGCTTCACTAGACCCAGTCCAATCTACAAATGATCACGTGTCAACCAGTCCAATTCCAATTCCTGATCTTGAAAAAATAAAAATAGACGTACAAACAGCACAAGACTCAATTGTATCAGTACATCAAACTGTACAAGTATATATGAAAGATATGACTGAAACCATACAACTATTATCAAAACAAATTGAAGATCAAAAAGATTTATATAGTTCATTACAATCTCAATTACAAGACAATAAATACATGTGTGATACTGTACAAGAATATATGACGATTCATGTACGTCAATTACACGAAGAAATAAGCGAAAGCGTATCTCATGTAAAAGGAGAACTAGTAGGTCAATTAACTCAAATCAAACATGATATGTCAAGTCAATTAACCCAAGTTCAACATGATATGTCTGATAGAGTAGATAAAGTCCAAGATGATATGTCTGATAGAGTAGATAAAGTCCAAGATGATATGTCTGATAGAATAAATAAAATCCAAGATGATATGTTCAATAAAGTAAACCAGGTTCAAGATGATATGTCAAGTCGATTGAATCAAGTCCACAGTGATATGTCTGATAAAGTAAATCAAGTCCAAAATGATATGTTTGATAAAGTAAACCAGGTTCAGCATGATATGACAAGTCAAGTAACTCACGTTCAATATGAAATGTCCGATAAAGTAAATCAGGTTCAAGATGATATGTCATCTAAAGTAAGTGAATTTCAAAAGGACGTATCTAGTCAATTGTTTCTGTTACGTGAGTCAATTGTATGGACATCGACTGAATTAAAAGAACAAATAACAGTTATCTATGAAAAAAATAAAGTAGAAGTCATGCGTCTTGCAGAACAATTACGCATCGCATGTGAACCAGTTGATAGTGATTCAAGTACAAGTACATCTGTTCAAACTGACCCCATTCCTTGTGTACCAAGTGAACCAATTCCATCTATACCAAGTGAGTCAATTCCCTCTGTACCAAGTGAATCAACTACTGATTCAATTAATTCAACTACTACAACCGAGTTAATTGCTGATTCAACTACTACAACCGAGTTAATTGCTGATAGTAAGTTAATTGAAGCAAGTGAGTCAACTACTGATGAAAGTGAAGTAAGCACAAGTCCTTCTACATCCGTCGAAAGTGATTCAAGTTCGTGTATAGAAGATACATCTGTTGAGTCTATCGTTCCTACCGTAGTTGAACCTATCGTGCCTATTGTAGTTGAATCTATCGTGCCTATTGTAGTTGAATCTATTATGCCTATCGTAGTTGATTCAGATCATAATATTGAAATGATTCATGAGGCACCATTACTTTCTGTTGAGTCTACTGTACTTGAACCAATCGTAGAAACCATTACAGCAATGACTATTGAAGTTCATACACCCAATTCGGATTGTATTTCTATTCATGAAGCGGAAATTGATTCCATGGATGATGAAACAAATGCAACGGAAGATTCTGACCCAGTACCCTTACTTTCTAAAAAAATATCATTGGATCTCGTTCCTGAACCACCAATGATTATTGATCCGGATACTGTGTCTTCTTCCAGTGAGGATCATGATGTCGACGGCGATATTCAAATTGTAAAACAAGGCAATTATTATATGATTCGTGGAACCCGTGTCGTGATTAATAGTACAACCTGTCACGCCATTGGTTATTTAGATGAACTATCTGTTTTTCATTGCGAATGTAATGACTATGTAAAACAAGTATGTGCTGAATATGACATTGAGTTTCAATAAAAAATAAAAAATAAATATATTACTGTCTACTACTTTTTCATTACGAACAGTATCATCATGGTACGTTTATTTTTATAGTCAAGTTACTATAAAAATAACAATTCAAATACCTATTACCTTTCATAAAAACCTTGACATTATTCATTATCTTATAATTCAATTTTATTTGCTATAACAGTTCTTATTATTAATTTTACTATTTATTCAGTGAATATACAGAGTACATTTATTGTGACATCATAAATTCACCGTCTTATAACTCAATTTTATTTGCTATAACAGTTTTTATTAGTACTTTTACTATTTACTCAGTGAATATACTGAGTACATTTATTGTGACATCATACATTCTGTTATCGTACCATTTTTGGTACGGGTTTTTGTGAAAAAGCCGTGAAATTATTTATATTTATAAAGAAGATCCATAACCATACTGAGATAATGTTATTATTTCTATTACTTATCTCTTGTCCTCCTGGTTCCATTCCATCTTCTAGTGGAAATTGTGTTACGTGTCCAGCTGGTTTTTATTGTGAACCCTATCAAGCACCAATTATATGTCCATCCTCTTATTTTTGTCCCAGTGGTTCAGCGTTTCCTTTTTCGTGTGGAACATTTTATTGTCCACGTGGGTCAAGTCAATGGTTAGTCAACTGACCCACATGATGTTCATAGTAATAGTCATGTTATTTTTGATAAGAATATGTAAATAAATGCAAAGAAGCAACAGTAGGTCTAGCGGCTGTCATAGTAATAATGGAAAAAGGATAAATCTTTAAAAATGATGATTCTTGCATAAACCACGTTGTTCTTGTCTTATCAGCATTTATTTCATCAAAAAATAAAGCTCCTTGTAACACACGGGAATAGATTGTATTGTAATTTGTGTACGTATGATAGGTTTGTTTGTCCGCCCAACCCATGATTACAAGTTCCATACTATCATTCTGCCATAGAACATGTGGATAACAATATTTTCCACCGTACGAATACTGTACATAATCTTTCCAATCGGTACCACGATAGGAACGAAAAATATCATGTGGTGAACGTGTACGTGTCACGTCATGTAATGCATTACGTAATAGAGGGATTGTTTTCATTTCTACTTGTACCTTTTTTTAAACTCTATATTTTCACGGCTTTTTCACAAAAACCCGTACCAAAAATGGTACGATAACAGAATTTATGATGTTACAATAAATGTACTCTGTATATTCACTGAATAAATAGTATAAGTGCTACTAAAAACTGTTATAGCAAATAAAATTGAATTATAAGACAGTGTATATTTTTTAGATATGGTTATGCTGGGTATGTTTTTTACAAAATAAATCACAACTTTTTCATTCTATTTATTCAAGGCCTTTTGTGAAAAGGCCTTACCCCAAAACTTCCTATAACAGAATGTAAATTAATATAACGGTTTATTCAGTATATTCACTGAATAAATATCATGAATACTACTATATTCTGTTATAGAAAATAAATAGAGTGAAAAAGTTGTGTATTTATTTGCTATAACAGAATATAGTTAGTATGTTTTGTGGTAAGGTCTTTTCACAAAAGGCCTTGAGTAATGTTAAAAATGTTACAAAAATAGTAACATTTTTTATATTCTATATTATTTTACCACATAACTACTATCGTACCTCGACTTTTTTTACCATTGAAGTTCATAAATGGATTGCGTTATTTCTGGTCGTTCTAATTGATCGGTTTGATATTGTTCTATGGTCACAAACCATTCTTCAACGGAATCGACCACTGCGCTGTTCATTGCGTCCATGGCATCCAAATGATATCCTTTCGGACTCTTACCAAACATGACTGACTGGGCCTGATACGATAGTTCCAACTCATTTTCCAATAGTTCCTGGTCCGTCTCTGGATAGGTTTCCATCCATCGTTCGACAAATTTCGTTTTCATGTACAACCGATTTCCCAGCATCTTGATCATGACATATATATTTTGTTCCGCTTGAGTAAGTGATAAATAATAGTCGGGATCACTATTCCGTATGTAGCGATAGCTATAATGTTCTTCTACATCTTTCCCTAATTCAATAATTAGTTTCGTTTGTTTGTCAAAATAATAGTGTTGCATTTGTGTTCCAATTTCATGGTACAATTGAATAGCATACTCATAAACAAGATTGGTAGAAAGAAATCTCATCATATATGAATACTTTTCACGTAATTGTTCACGCAATTGTTCTTGTACAATTTCATATTCCTGTTGTCGTTGGATATCGTGGAGAAAAGCGGTAGATTGAAAACCGGGTTCAAGTAGGACCGTCGGTACTAGTTCATCGAGACGCAAATTCGAACTACACGAAGCATCAATGGGAAACAATTGGAGAGCATTCATCAGACGATCGGAATACATTTTTACGTATCTGTATTAGAGTTGTATCTAATAGTAGCTGTTGTTTTATTTTCATTTTTTTACCAAGGCCTTTTCACAAAAGGCCTTACCCCAAAACTGCTTATAACAGAATGTAAATTAATATAATGGTTTATTCAGTATATTCACTGAATAAATATCAGAAATACTACTATACTACTATATTCTGTTATAGCAAATAAATATAGTGAAAAAATTGTGTTTTTTATAATATTATATGTACGATACAGTATTATTCCAAAACCTTTGTGAAAAGGCTTTACTCCGCTCGTGGTGGATACCACAAGACTTGTTATAACATAATGGTTTATTCCACGGCTTTTTCACAAAAACCCGTGTTATTATAACTTAATCCTAATCCATACAACCTATTACTTTTTCTGATGTACCATTTCTGTCTTTACCTGTTCCAATCCATCATTCGTCATCCCTACAAAATCGTCACCAATAAATCCACGGTCGATCCCTTCCGTAAAACATATCGGACACAGGTACTCTTCCGCATTAGGTCCACACGCAACAAATCCAGTTTCGTACATGTACGCCATACAATCATCACAATAATTCATCTCGCATATCGTACACGAAACGATTTGTGAATCAACAATTTCTTCATTGCAATCGTTGCATGTGATATATTCAGTCATTGTCTTTAACGTAAAGGTAACTAGGATTTCTATAAGAATTACTTTTCATTTTTATCAAGGCCTTTTATGAAAAGGCCTTACTCCGCTCATGGCGGATACCCCAAAACTTGCTTTAACAGAACGTAAATAATATTTACCTTGTCGACCGTTTTTATTCTCTTATGTATTTAAAAATATTATATCGTGTTTTTACGTATATTTTAATTAAAATAATTAAGAATAATATTTTATTGAAAACGATCGACAAGGTAAATCTTGATGTGCTACTTTGTATGACACAATGTACCTAGTTTCTGTTCTATGCGATCCATTCGTTGTTGCAATGTAGTATCATAATAGTAAAGTTGTTTGGAATAATCATGTACCACCATGGATGTTACTAGTATTGTACCGAGTACAAATGACCATGGACTTTTTGGTGGAGGCGGAGAATAGGCACATGAAACAACACGAAAACGAACAGAACGACAGATGCTATTCATAATATGTACGTAAACAGTGTCATTTAAATGTCAAAAAAAATGTAAAACATGAAAAATTTAATATTATAATGTTTACCTTGTCGACCATTTTTTATCTTTTATCGTATTTTACACTTTAACTAATCGTGTATAAACATATCCTATTTTTATAGAATGTACTGTTTTCTGAAATGCTTTATTTAATTTATAATACTCTTCTAGTTTACTATAGAATGTTATTGATCCATCTGATTTTTTATCAATTCTTCTACAGAAATCTTTGTAATTATCATAAATTATATTTTTTTCACAATAGTCTTCTTCTGTACCTATTTCAAATAATGTCTGATCACTATTCCATTGTTGAAATGTATCTTGTTTATTTATAATTGTCATTGTAAATTTTTGTACTTCATTGCTTTGTTCTATATTTCTATGTTCGTCATAATATAGTTTAGCATAATGACATAAATTTGTAAAATAATGATCTTTCATTTGTTCTAATTTTTCTGGAACAGATGCATCCTTTTTGAATGAATTATTAAAGTTAAAACACCATAACCTAGTCTTAAATGCAGGATCAGAAAATTGACACATATCATTAGTAGCTAATACCAATACTGTGTCAAATTTCATATCTATCGTTTCTTTTGAGTTTGCTGCTCTAATGTTTACACAATCATTTCCAGATATTTTTTTAATAACATCTTCATTAAACGTTTGTGTATCTTTGGTTTCAGTTAAGAAACTCATACGTTTACCACATAAATTAAACATTTCAGAATCATGTATAGATTCACTATGTTGACTTACAAAAATACGTTTATTAGCCATTCCTGAAAAACTACCCATAATATTTTTATGATGTTCAATAAAACAACTTTTACCTCCATCTGCTGTTCCTATAATATTAATAAACATTTTAAGATTATTCTCTCCTGTTATTCCATATGCAAAGGCTTTTATCAAACAATCACGATGTTCCATATTAGTTGTATTCAATACTTGACTATAATATTCTAATACGGTCTCTTTATCATATTGATTTAAAAAGTGACAATTGGTTGTTTTAGTAAAATAATCTTCTTTTGTCCTATTACGTATTTCTAATGTTTGTAAATTAATTACTTTGTTATCTGCTATGGGAAAGAAACCTTTCTTACGATCAAAATTTGATAAAATAAATTCGTAGTCTTGTTTTTGATAAATATGTCCTTCCATTTGACTTACTAAACGTCTTTGTTTTGCATCAGAACATAATGCAAATGATTCTCTTTCAACGATATCTGGATCGGGGTCATTTTTTATATATGGTACTAAATATTTTGATACTTCTGTTTTTAGACAAATTATCTTCATTGGTCTCCATAATGCTTCATTTTCATAATAGTAATACATGATTGAATTTTTTTCATCATACTTAATATTGTCTTGAATTTTACTAAGAAGAAATAAAGCATATCCTTCATCCGAAATAAGCACGTTATTACGCATTTTTAAACCTGTTATATCTACTGCTTCATTCATATCCTTGCATGATAGTTCAATTTCAAATCCCATCTTTTGAACAAGTATTTGTTCTAATTTTAGTAATAGATTACTAATAATATCTACATTTTTTTTATAAATCATTAACCCATCAAAACATAATGTGCCAATTTCAATGTTATTATCATGTAAATAATGTTCCATATGGGTTAATGCAATATTTTCTATTTCACACAAATAATAGTTTAATGCAGTTCCTTTTTTATTATCCCATTCTTTTGTTTTATCCGAATTATATTTTAGTATAGCTCTATCTCTGTATTTTTTAAATTCAGGTAGTGAATAAAATAAGCTAAGAAATTCTTGTTGCCGATTATAAAATTCATTTAACCATTGAATAGAACTAGTATTATTTCCACCCCCATTTAGTATCTTAAGAAAATATGATTTTGCTTGATCTTTATTCGTTACTATTGTTTTTTGTAATTCTGATGAAGTTATAACTTTACTTGTATTTTTTGTATGAATGATTTGATTTACTTCCATTCCTATCATTTCAAGTAATAATTTTTCCCGGTGCAACAAATAGTAATCCAGAGTAGGATGAGTAAATTTCAATGTAGTAACTAGATTTGATAGAAAGGTTGGGTGCGCTGCTTTAATATCTATATCGTAATATATATTCTTGGAAATGGCGTGGCGAATTGGTCTTGGGCATCCTTGTAATGAATTTTTAGAAAATCTTCTACCTGATTCCAAACGTGCTGTAAAATGATATGTTACCAGTTCTGATTTTACTTTAGAATTATAGAATTCATTAAGTAACGTAAAAGCCGTTTTTTCATCAGTTATTGTTTTCCATTCTTTATTTTCTAAAGCTTTGAATTTATTAGGCATTCTAGAAGAAAATATTTCTGAAAAATTATCTCTAATAATACGAAGAGAATCAAGGTCAATTTCTTCTCTAAAAATAAGAGTTCCTTTACTGTTTTCTGTTATAAGTTCATTAGTATTCATTACCTGATATATGAATTTCTTATAATTATTTAAGATTTTAATTAAAAATCTTAAATAATTATTAAAAATCGTTTCCCATTACAAATCTTAATCTCTCAAACTTTTGCAATATTTCGTTACTAAATGTAAAAATGGCAAAATTATATCGTTGGTAGACCTGCACTTATTCTGCTTTTCTAATTTTCAATAAATGATTATTGTGGTTCATTTAACTTAATTATGCTCTTTCTGCTTTTTAGAAAAGCAGAATAAGTGCAGGCTAAATCGTTGGATGTAATTAATTAAACGATTAACGATATAATCTTGAGTCATACATTATATTTTTAAAAAAACTATGAGAGATTAAGAGATTGAGATAAATGTAAAATAATATTTTTTAAATTAATATAAATTTAATTTAAAATTATAATATGTAGTTAATAATAAGAACTCCTATGGATAATACAATAATTTCAATTATAGTTGAAGATGAAGAAAAAGTAAAAAAAAGAGAATATGCAAGAAAATGGTATCAAGAACACAAAGCAGTTAATAAAGAACCCATATCATATAATATAAATTACCAACGTGAGTATCATAAAAAATATTACAAAAAAAATAGGGACAAAATAATAGAATATCAAAAAGACTATAATAAAAAAAGTAAAACAGATACGAACACTATTGTCCCTTCATAATTATTATTATAACTTTATAATAATTTATAGTAATATTTTACCTTGTCAACTGTTTTTATATTCTTGTATTGTTGATTATATTTATATGTAGTTTTTTACGTATATTATTAATTAAAATAATTAATAACAAATGACGTTATCTTTTAATGTGTTTTCTTGTACTACATGTTAGTCTTTTATTTTTATTTTTTATCTTTTTTATCTTTGATTTTATTTTTTTACCACTTTCACCAGGCGGTGGTTCCATATCATTCATAATACCTGCGACCGCAGCACCTGGTACTGCTACTTCTGGAGACATTATGAATGGAACAAATGCATCTCGTTCTACTGAATAGATTAACCATTCAGTCATAACACCACTTATGCCATTACCTAATATAAATGAATCACCTACTAATTTATCACGATACATAAACTTTTTGTTAAAAAGATATGCTCCATAATGGAAACTAGCTGATATCCTAACTAATTCCACTAATAGTCTAGGTACACGAATCGCTAGTTGATTATGTCGTTTACAAAGGTATAACAATAATAATACAGATTGAGTCATATCTTCATCAAAATGATCGTCCATACCATATACGCTTACAATACGTTCCATGAGATGTAACCCTCGTAACTGGACCATAAATGCGAGTTCCATATTATCATCTTCTGTTGATTTTCTAATCACACGTAATAGACTAGTAGACTGACGGGTATCTACCACTTGTAAGAGTAATTCTGGTTCTATTTCGGTAACAGACACGAGTCTAAGGTCACGATATGTGATCGGTTTTCGTTTTTGTACTGCATTACGAATACTCACCATGGCTTGATTAATTGCGGGTTGTTGTGATTTCATTCCCGGTTGATCCGCACCGGGAACATGTTTAAATCCCCTAAATTGATTTGGCATATAGGTCGCTTTTCCACCATGGATAAATTGATATAATCGACTACGTATATTCACCCATCCAACTGAGCGATCTTCAGAAAAGGCATAAAAACCATTATCCCTATCCACAATGACTTGTGACAATAATGGTAATCCTTGTTCTTCCAAGTACTGCTGCATACCCATGAATCGTTGGAATTCATTTTCACCACGTAGTACCGTAAAGTACATCTCAACCGGTTGCATATTATCTACTGGAACATTACGAAATGATACTCCGCCGATAAGAAATGTTTCTCGTCTACCCTCTGCTGCCATATTTGTTTACAATGTACGTATATTATTATTTATTATTCTACATTACATTTTTATTTTCTTATAGGTTTCAAATGGATACACTAAAAATGTTGCAATATTTTTATTACATTGTTTATAAATCACCCAGATGTCACTTGCATAAATATGATGTACTTCTAGTAGTGTCAGTATGTGATCTATCTGTTCTAGATACATGGATTGTAATGAAAGAAGATCGTGTACAGAGTCTTGGATACGATGTTGTAACGAATGTTGTATATGTTGTTCTACTTGTAACAAGACTTGTATTGCGCCGGGATTACCTTGACAAATCATAATAATTCTCTCGCTATAATCCATACTTACTATACTGTTCTTTTTTATAATACAATTAAAAATATAAAAAAGAACCATCTCTATTTTTTTTACAATTATTATTATAATTGTAAATAGGTAAAATAGTATAATAATATAATGAAGTGTAGATCATTTACCAGAGAAAGAGTAGAGAATAAAGATGGAACATATCAATGTCCCGCTCCTTTTACACTACACAATGATCCGATTGGTTCAGGAATGTTTGGTACAACATACGAAGCATGTTGTGGTGATGATTGCAAGTATGTGGTTAAATGGCAAGAAGAAAAACCTGGGAAAGAATATGAAGATCAAGGCGACTTTGTGTATGATAACGGTTCATTTGAACGAGAAATCCAGTTTCAACAACGAGCAGCCGCTGCAGGAATATCGGTACCCATATACGAAATCATACGATGTGAAGAAGAAAAGAAAGTTGGATGGGTCATGGATCGTTTGGATCGCACCATTGCATCTGATTTTGATTTGTCTGATGAACAACAATCTGCTATTATGGAATATTACGTACCGTTATATGAAACAGTGCTTGAATTTTGTCAAGAGATGCTAGATAAATTGAAAAAACTATTACCACTGCAAAAAACAGAAGATCAGCGTATGCTCATACAAGATATCATAAAAATTATGGAGGATACCATGGAGAAGATTCACGAATCTTCTACTTTTACTACAATATTCCAGTTTTATAGTCTATATCAGTATCTCATGAATTTGAATAATCCAAGTATTCATGATAATCTAGTTCCTGTTATAGCGCACCGATTATCCATAACATTACCATATCAAAACTTTATGCCCAAAGAAGTGATCGTGGATACCCCTGCACAACAAAAACATAAAACAATGGTCACAGCACATATGATACATTTGTTACGAAAATTACATCATATTGGAATTTTACATAGGGATGCACATCTAAAAAACTACATGGTGAAAGATGGAAAATATTATTTAATTGATTTTGGACTAGCGAAAACCTTAGAAATAACACCAGAAGAAATGACAAAAATAGAAGCACTACGAAAAAAAGGAATACGTTTCAATCCTGAAGAGGACGAAATAAGTAAAGTAATCGGTTATATTATTAGAAGTACGAAAGAAGAAGAAATTAGAATACGACATGATTTAGATTATTTGAAAAAAAATGTTGCTTGGTTGCAAAAACACATTACCCATACTACAACAGATGAAGAATTAGTCACATTAGTTGAAGAATTAGTAAAAAAGGATGGACGATTTGGTACAAAACGAAGAACAAAGAAAAAGAAACAGAAACATACATGTGTGGACCATTCGTTACGAAATAAAAAATGTACATTATTAGAGAAAGCGAAACGATGACCTCTAGTAAGAGTTCATTTTATCCACTGTCTTATAACTCAATTTTATTTGCTATAACAGTTTTTAGTAGCAATTTTATTATTTATTCAGTCAATATACTAAGTACATTTATTGTAATATCATAATTTCTGTTATCGTAACATTTTTGGTACGGGTTTTTGTGAAAAAGCCGTGAATTTTTACATAAAAGTTAGTATAAAAAATGAGAATTGAAAAAGTAAGATAGAAAGGTCATCTATAAGTACAGCAATGGCAGCGAAAAAAGTTGAAATGATTGATTTGACTGGAGAAGTTGAACAAGTAGTTCCTGTGGCGGTAAAGGAGAAAAAGATGCGAAAAGTAAAAGAAAAAGTGGTGGTAGAGAAAGTGATGAGAAAAACGTATACTATTACATTTTGCGACGTTGCGGAGAACCATGCACGAAATCAGCAAATTGGAAAACTCGCAGAATGTGGTCATTCGGTGGAGAAATTAATGGCGTTGAAAGAAAAAGTGGAACGAGAATATGGTGCGTTTGGTGTAACTTGTGAATATGTGAATTTGAGTGAAAAATGGGTGGGTGAAGGTGCTGTGCAAGAGGCGGGGGTATTGGTGATGAGAAAGTTGGCGTGTGCAATTTTGGGAGTAGAGAATATGAGTGCAGTGATGGAGGAAAATGATGCATTTGCACATGATAAAAAAGCGTTGATGAGGGGGCGTGTTGTGAATAAGCACGCACGACATAATGTATGTTTTGATGATAAAGCGCAAGTTGCAAATTATGAAGCTGGAGAAGGTACGATTATTGCATGGGAAGATGTCCCTATGACAAATGCAGTGCGATTAAAAATGTGCGAATTGTTGGAGGAGGAGGAACCTCTCAAAGCTGAAGCAAACTATTACTACGATCTTGATATATGCGGGATTGGATATCATGGTGATGGGGAACGAAAGAAGGTGGTAGGGTTGAGAATGGGAGAAGCGATGGGTATACATTTTCAGTGGTTCCAAAAGTCGCTAGCGGTAGGAGAAAATGTGCGTATTATGCTAGAGGATTCTGATATTTATGTAATGAGTCAAGTTTCTGTGGGAAATAATTGGATGAAGAAAACGATTGGTACATTGCGTCATGCAGCGGGATGTGATAAATTTACGGTGGTACCGGAAGATAAAAAGAAGAAGTGATGGAGAAAGTTGTGATGTAAAATTACAAGGTATGTGTTTTATTTTATACAAAAGTATAAAATAATATCATTTGTTTTATATTAATTTTTCCCATACTTTATTTGTCGTGTCATACTCATTATAAAATAAATACAAGACCATTTGCATAACATTTTTGGGGTTAGGCCTTTTTCTAAAAGGCCTATGTAATAAAATATTCTTTACTTTTTTCTAGTGAAATGATCACTTTATTTTCTTTCGTCACACAACATTTTTTTAATTGTTTGTACAGTGACATATACAATTGACCCATGTCATTATGTTCCATACAAACGGTATCGGAAACCATACAAATACCTTTTTCTAGTTCGGTCACATCCTGATCATCGTACAGTTCTATTTGATAGAGAACATAAAATAGTGTCAAAATCATATGATCCATGTAATCTAGTTCTCTACGATAGGTAGCAGTATGACTCGTTTCATCAAAATTACGTTGATTTTCCATCCATTTTCTGTTAAATATTTCTTGATTAACAAGAGTAGGTTGAATGGTATCTAGTTGAATTGTTAATTTTTTCGTAATGCATGAAAATAAAATATGATGGTGCAATTGAGAATAAATAAATTCTTCTATTGCCATCATATACGATATAATGGTTTTGTAGGTAGGATCGGTATGAAATAAATGTAATTGAGGAATAGTTACAACAGTTTCCATCTTTATATTATTATATTATTATATGATAATGCCTATTGAAAAAATAATAAAAAAAACATACTAAAAAACGTATAGTAATATTTATAGTAAATTACTATAAATATAAATTCAAGTACCTACTCCATAACGTTTTGTGAAAAAAATACGTATACCACATTATAAACCAATCACATGATCAAAAAATCCCGTATTCGCTTGATGACTAATCAACAGTACCGTCTTTTTTAATTCCGTTTGTTTTTCCTTAATGATTTCCAAGACATCTTCCGATAATGCTAGATCCAAACTACTAATGCTTTCATCCAAAAACAAAAACGGTGAATGAGACAATTCATTAATCGCCAACATAAACGCTAGGGAACATCGATCATATTCCCCACCACTTAAATGTTTTAATTCTGTTGCATGATGGTTCTGTGTCAATAAAACACAGATCTCATTCTTAATCTTACCGGTTTTGGTTTCCTTTTCCGTACACAATTCCATTTGTAAGGAGGCATCCGGGAAGAAATGTTCCATGTACGTCGTGATCTTTTGATTGACTCGACGTAAAAATTGTTCCAAACAAATGCCCTCGGCCTGAATCATATGTTGATGCAACGAATCCAATTGTTCCAATTGCGTATAATAAATGGCACACAAGCGATTCTTTTCGTGAATGTCACAAATCATGGTTCGATACTTCATGTATTGTTTCATTGATTCGGCATAGGCGGTATACATGTTAATGTATTGAGCCGGTATTTTCATCCGTTCCGTAATCCATTGATGTTGTTTCTTGGTTTCTTCCATTAATGTATGATAATCAGTCGGATCTACCGTAAGATGACCACTATCTTTTTGTTTGTCCTCGAGTTCCACACGCAATGAATCCAATCGTTGCTGATAATGTTTTTGTTCCATTGCTTGAACCTTCCACGCCTCCAATTGCGTCAGGACGTCCTGAATCGGTACGGGACTTTCCGCCCCCGGATCCATACTAGCTAATCCAGTGTCGAGTTGCTTGAGTTTCTCAGTACGTTCCAAGTACTCGGGTGTTGTATCAGGTAGGGGTAGTCGTTGAATAAGGGATTGACGCATCTGACACGTTTTCATTTCCAATAACGATTGGCGAACTACGTCCATTGGAATGGGTGAAGGCGTCCCTTGTTTCATGCTTTCTCCTTGACGAATGACGTGTTGAACCTCTTGTTCCCGACATTGATATTCTTCCGTCTCTTCAGGTTTTACAACGGGTTTCATACGGGATTGTCGTTCTTGTTTCGATTTCATGTCCCAAATGTGTTGTTTCACCACATCAATGTTCATTGTCGAACGAGACCCTTTTTCCATGGTCGCTACGACTTGTTCTTTTTCCATCAGACGTTGTAATCGTTTTTTACATTCATTAGTCGTAGTAGGATCGTCCATGATCGTCATGGATGCCCGTTTTTCCAGCGCATGTTTCATATCACGTAATGTTGATTTGACATCCTCCATGGGAATTGGACACAGTTCGCCTTGATCCATATGCGTATGAAGATCTACTAGGTTATCAAGGATACGTTTTTTAGCATGGAACTCGTCGGTATCGATTGGATTGGAACCGTCCAATTCATGATACCGTTGAAGTTTGTATTTCATGTCTTGGAACGTTTGTTTTAGTTCATCGAGTGATACCCCCGATTCTTCACCCGGATTCATCGTGTCTAGTTCCAGACGCATAGTGTCGATTTCTTTTTCTTGGACCTGATACAAGAGTTTCGGATCATGTTGTTTTTTTAGTTCAATGGTTTGATCCAATTGAACCTGGGTTTGTTCTCGAGCATATTCTTCTTGTAATGCGAGAGTACAGTCATGAACAATGGTCTGGTATTCGGCTTCGGACAACACTACTTCTTTTAGTAATGATTCAATTTCTTTTTTATCTTCTTCCCGAGAGATCCATTCTCGATAATTTTTATCATATTTTTCAATGACTTTAGGTAATTTTATTTTATATTCTTCTTCTTTTTTCATATCGATCTCTGTTAATGGTGCTAAATTACCCGGTTGAATTTTTTGTGATTGAATGACCAATGATGTTTTACAACTTGGACAGGGAAATGTATTTTTTCGTGCTTCTAGATTGGTAAAGAATTTTTCCATAATTTCTTTATTTTTCTTTAATGTATCCAATTGTAAATCTACTTCTTGTTCGGGTCGTTTTTTCTTTAGTTCAGAAATCCGTTTCCATAAGGCTAGACCTTTCATCGCTTCTTTTTGTTTTGTCAGGATTTCTTCTTTATCAACAAGAGAAATGGAACGTTGGTTTTCTAATTCATCCAGTTCTTGTTCATAACGCTGTACAGCAGCATCAATCATGTGATGGTACCAGATTGTTTTTTCATCGACCTGCTTTTTTAATTGTTGATAACGTTCCCATTGTTCATGGTTCCGAATACGTGTTTCAACCTGATTCATCTCTTCAGGTGAAACAAACAATGCAGTACGTTGGTCTTGAATACGTTGATACGTACATTGTGCGTCGTCCAACCAGGAATCAAATTTCGATTGTTCGTGGGTGACGATCGCTTGATGACGTTGATACGTATCAAATGTATCTTGATTACGACAATAGGTTTCATAGATGGTTTGTTGGTGAGTATCAATCTGTAACCGATCGTATTCTTCTTTCCAGTGTTGATATCGTTCCATCTGGAGTTGAAACCATTCGTCAAATTGTTCTCGTTGAACATCCGTATCCTGTTTTTCTTTTTCATAGCGTAGGGCACTGTCATGAAGCGCAACTTCTTGTTCATAATGACACAACACATCGTTATCAATGGTGACTTCGTTCCATTCTTGTAAAAAGGTCTGGTATGCTTTCTGTTGACGTTCTTTCCATTCCGTACATTGCTTGATTCGTTCCGTACGGGTTACTAGATACTGTTGATACGTTTCCCATTGTTCATGTTCAATTTGGTGTGTGGTATACGTTTGTAACAATGTTTCATCAATCTGACACGCTTTCCATTCTGCTTCCACTCGTTCATAGGCGGTTTGTTGCATGGAAAACCATTGATGAAACAATCGATGCTCTTCTTGGACAGTTGCCGAACGTTGATGATATTGAATCCATTTGTCATGAGCCGTACGATATGATAGGTACAATTGACGTTGCGTGTCTGGAATGACTAGGGAGGTTAGCGTTTCATTTACTTTTACGTATTCTTCCTTGACAAATCGAATGGATGATTGAATGTGTTCGTATTGCGCACGTTGATCTTGTTGTTTCATAAGCGCAGAGGTATACTCAAATAACAATTGATCACACCGGACACGTTCTTTTTCCCAATTTTTTTGTGATGCTTGTAAAAATCCCACAACTTGATAGACATCGGATACGGTAGAAAATCCATACTTTTTTTCAAACACGGGTTCCGGACCAACTTGTGTCCGTAATAATTCGACTTGGTGTTCTAACTTTTCGGCTTGTTTTCGTTTTTCTTTACTGTCACGTTGAATGGCTTCTTTCATGACTTGAATATCTTGTTCACCCAGTAATGATAACTGTTCTAATAAATATAATTTTTGAGCACCCGACATGGAAAAAAACGTCTCGGATCCCTTTTGCATCATGTACGACGTGATTTCAAATTGCTCCGATGGACCAAACGTCCTATGAAGGTATGCTTGGGCGGCGGCGTCTTCATAATCTTTATCTTCGGTTTTGACAAGAAGACGAGAGGGAAGTGTTGTTCTCGTAATGGTCAACCCATGCGTTCGTAATTCGACACTGGTTTTCTTTTCACCGAATGTGGTGACGGATTTTACATTTCCAAAAAGAGCGTACTTGATAGCAAGTAATAGGGTGGTTTTGCCTTTTCCCGAGGGACCATCGATTAAAATGACACCGGCGGGAAAATGAAAGGTTTGGTTCCGATAACAACGAAAATGATGCAGTATCAAATCCATTTTATTTTACTCGATGATTGAACTGGATGTAATTTTCATTTTTAGATGACTTTTTATACAAGACCTTTTCACAAAAGGTCTTACTCCGCTCATGGTGGATACACCCAAACGTGCTATAACATAATGTTGATTCATGGTTTTTTCACAAAACCTGTATCAAAAATGTTACAATAAATGTACTCAGTATATTCACTGAATAAATAGTAGTATTTTTACTATTTATTCAGTGAATATACTGAGTACATTTATTGTAACATCATAAATTTTGTTATCGTAACATTTTTGGTACGGGTTTTTGTGAAAAAGCCGTGTATTTATTTTATAACAACATATAAATATAGTACGTACTATATTTATCGAGGAAATACACTTTTAACAAACAATTACTTTTAATTACTATTTTGTTGTATCCGCTACCGGATTAAATCTTTTACATTATCACTGGTATACCTTTTTACACAAGACCTTATAGTCAATTGATCCGTACTCTTCTTTCATGACTGGGCAGAATAAGACATCACATGTCTCGTACCGTGAATAGCCAAACTCGTCTTCACCCAGATGATTAGAATAATTAATAATGCTACCCATCCGCCACGGCACTAACGATGAATCGAGTTTATTGTCTTGTAATGCGGAACGGAATTCTTCAAATGATAGATTACCAATCGATGTGCATCGATGAAGCTTGAATTCATATGCTTTGTCATCTTCAAACAAACGACAACCATCACGATCGTTATAGTTATAGGATGTTTCATGTGGAAACAAATTCATCGGAACTCGTTTAGAGTATAGAGAATTGATGGTTTGCATTGGTTATACGTGTAAAAGATACGAATGACTCATTATTTTTTCATTTTTACACGGGTTTTTGTGAAAAAACCATGAATAAATAGAATGAAAATATTATTTTGATTTTAATTATTTCCATGACTAAAAACAAGTTGGTATACAAGCATCTACTTTTTTTCATCAATTAAAAAAAAGAATAATACTATATAATAGATATGCCAGTTAGTTATACTGTGTTTTTTATGATTATACTACTGGTGGTTATTGTTGGTGCTATTTTGTACATGACGTATTATCGCAAAACAGAATTGGCTCAATTATTACCATGTTATTATAATACACAAGTGACAGGCATTACCTCAAGATCAAAAACCATTACACCAAATATTGTGTAACATAATCTTTATATAAAAGTAACACAACTTTTTTATTCTATTTATTTGTTATAACAAAATATAGATTGTATTTATATTATTTATTCAGTGAATATACTGAATAAACCATTATAAAATGAGTACATTTATTGTAACATCATACACTCTGTTATTGTAACATCATACACTCTGTTATTGTAACATCATACACTCTGTTATCGTAACATTTTTGGTACGGTTTTTTCACAAAAAACCATGTCTTTTTTATTTATTTTCTTTACTTCTTTTCTTTACTTCTTTGTTCAAAATATTCATCATATTGTTTATATACATCTTCCGGTATGATCGCAAACACAGCAGGATGAGGAATCAAGGTAAACCGAGGATTGTTTTGAATTAAACTACGCTTATCAAATGTATTGGCAGTATGACTAGATACAATGACGGTTGATTTTGGATCCAGGGGAATAATTTTTTCTGTGAATTCATTACAAAATGATGCTTCTTCTGCGTTACTTTTCGTTGGGTCATGTTTATGATTTTTAATATAACTCGCTCGCCAAGCAAATGTATTGTTCGTCCCATGATTCGCATGAAACCCTACGCATTGATACAAACGATGTAATCCATAGTCGTATAAGAGTACATTAGAGCACCCAGCAATATTATAGTTAGGGTAACGTTTAAATTGTTCCAAGACATGTTGAATACGATTAGGTGGATAATAATCATCATCATCCATACAAACAGTAATGTCACCTTTACAAGCAACATTTCCTCTGTTACGTAACCCACCTAGTTTGGTATCACCTTGATATGCAATATACTGTATGGGAAATGGGGCTTGTAGGGTAGCAATATGTTGACCATGAAGTACAGCATCAGCTTCTGATTTACTTCCATCAACAATGACCCATTCCATTGGTTGAACGGTTTGTTTTAGAATATGTTGTAAACATAATTGAAGGACAGGAAAACGAGTATGCTGACTAATGGTGACAATGGACACTTTTGACATTTTATTCGTTCTATTTCTATTATATCTAAAAATGTGTTTAAGTTGATAAAACAAGTAATGGTACGATGGTGATAGTAGAATGAATGAAAATATATTGGTAGTCATATCATATGACTTTTTATAGCTACACCATAGTTTATAAAGTACAATAATGTAGTAGTACTATTATAAATTCTGTTATCGTAACATTTTTGGTATGGGTTTTTGTGAAAAAGCCGTGTCTATTCGTTACAATATGGACATGGTTTTCTCATACAGATACTATTTTTACATGATTCATGTCCCACAAAAACGTTACAATACTTACATAGTACAATAGGTATATCACGAGATGAAATGGGATCATGACACCATAAACAATAGGGTATACTATTGGTATTTCGGATAAAACGATCGTCAGAAAAGGAATAAGTTGTTACAATCAGAAAGGTCTGATCAGAGCAACCAAGACATGACATGTTGTATTCTTCTTTATTATATAGATTGATTATTTTTCACGGCTTTTTCACAAAAACCCGTACCAAAAATGTGACGATAACAAAATATATGATGTTATAATACATGTAGTCAGTATATTCACTGAAAAAATAGTAAAAGTACTACTAAAAACTGTTATAGCAAATAAAATTAAGTGATAAGACAGTATGTTTTTTAGTGTTAGTTTTATTATATTAATTGATATTACAAGGCCTTTTGTGAAAAGGCCTTACCCCAAAACTTTCTATAACAGAATGAAAAAGTTGTGTGATGTTATAGCAAGTTTTTGTGAAAAAGTCGTGAAATTATTTGCTAGAACTTATTTTTAAGTTTGATACTTTACGACGAACGCTTTCGGAATAAGGGATACGTTGTCCTTTTTTAGTACCCTTTCTACGATTTTCAATGGATTTTTCTCTGGCAGTAAGATGATTTATAACTGATCGAGGAAGGTATCGACCACTCTTCTTTTTTTTAGTAATGTATCCCCAATCTTGTTTGGACCATCTTACTAATGAATTAGAAGAACTTTTTTTACCTTTGTAACCACCACCTTTTTGTTTATATAATAATACAGATAATTGAGCTTTTCTCGCTGACCATGTTCCTGGTAACCCTCCTTTCGAAGATTTTTTAACGCTTTTCTTTACTTTTTCCCATAATGATGGGTTTGTTCGAATTGTCGTGCTCATTTACAATATTCCATATAAAAAATATATTTGAATTTTTACTATTTTTTAAGAAACTACTATTTACCTTGTCGATCGTTTTAAATAAAATATCACAATTTTTTCATTAAAATACACTATTAAACATGTCCTATATAATTAATTATGGCGTTATGGGAATCTTTTTCCATTCCTTTTTTATCACATACTCATCTCGCATCCATACATTTATATGATATGACATCTCTGATTATGCAAGGCGTCGATTCTCGATTACGTCCTTATTTGGCGATGCGTGTTTTCTACGATGGTGACCAGCGCATCGGTTTTATTATCCAACGTTATCCCCATCGCAGTGATGAATGGGAATATGGAGTATTGGAACAATTAGATGTATGGAAAATGCCCGACGAACAATATGAGTATATGATAATGAATTCTATTCATTCGCAATCTATTTTAGATACTACTTTTTAAAAAATAAACTTACGTGTAGATCTCTTTATGAAACAGTAACCAAAATAATAACTTTTATAAAAGACTTAAATTAGTCTAAGTTTAATTTTTACGTTGACGACCGTTTTTAAAAAAATATGAAAAAATAAAAACGGTGACAAGGTATAATAATTTGTTACAACAGCGAGTAGGTATTAATAAATATACACCCTTCTTAGCCTGCACTTATTATGCTTTTCTAAAAAGCATAAAGAGCATAATTAACTTAAGTGAACCATAATAGTTATTTATTGAAAATTAAAAAAGCATAATAAGTGCAGGCCTACACCCTTCTCACTATATAATTTAGAATAACGGTTATCCTAATTAGAGTCATAAATAAGAGTTTTATACTAATTTCTTATAACAGTGATAGGCCTTAGTTAATTATCCAATTTTATTAGAGAATTTAAAAATGAACCGTATTGTAAGTAAAATTGGAGAATTAACTCAGACCTAAACAGTGATTAGATTTTTTATTTTTAATTAATATAAATAAAAATATATATTATTATCTCATATAGTTATAAAAATATGTCTTATAGTTTAATATACGAATATTCTAATTTTTATGATATAGAAAAATATACAGAAACTAAAAAAACTGTTTTGTTAATATTTGCAGGATTACCTAGAACTTTTAGTAAAACTATTGATAATATTTTTGATAATTTAATAAAACCAAATATGGATTCATATATTTTTACAATATACATTTCAACAGAGTCAGATATACCTAAAGAAACATATGATCAGTTATACAATAAATATAATCAATTAAATCAATTAAAAAAAATTGTATATTATCATTGTGAAGGTAAATTGTGGGGTGGTGGTAGACAATTACAAAGATATAATGATATATTAGAAATAGATAAAAATATATATGATTTTACAATATTAATGCGTTTAGATATTATTTTAAATAAAGTAATAGATTTAAATAATTATATAAATAAATTTTTAATAGTAACTGGACCTCATTTAATTCCACCACATTGGTTACATAATAAAGATCATGATTATATGTGGATAGGTTATAAAAACTCATTATATATATTTTATTCTTTATCTTTAGAACTATCAAAAAAAAATGATATATTACTAGATTTTAAAAATTTTATATCTAATAATAAAAACTGTGGTATTGAACCATATAATATAGGTTTAAAAGGTAATAACACACCTGGTTATCATGGTTTTAAAGTTATGAATTATATACAAAAATGTAATTACACAGTTAAATTAAGTGAATATGATAATATAACTGCAACAATAATTAGATAAATTATTTTATGTCTAACTGTTTTCAATATAATAGTATTCTTAATTATTTTAATTAAAAATACTATAATACTATAATATTAAAAACAGTCAACAAGGTAAAATATATAAGTATAATAAAAAAATGGTCGTCAAGTTACAAATTATACACAATTATAATAATGTCATTATTATAATTGTGCGTAATTTATTTACTATATATTTTATTTAACATATATCTGTTATCTCTCGCATTCGTTTTTTTGTATCATAAAATATTCAAGTTTATAAGATGGTGAAAAGTAATGTGTTTGGGGTTAAGACTTTTTCAAAAAAAGCCTAGGATTAGTTTTCATGTCTTGTTGCTAGAATTGGAAATCCTTGTTTCACTGGAAAGGTTTCATCTGGAATATATTCCGCCCCATGTTTCTTTACCAAAATGGAAAATAACGATTGATCATGTTTATGTTTTATAAAGGAAGGATCATTGGGTAAAACACTCGGTGTATCATCTAATAAATGATAATTGCTTGCCGCCTTGTACCATTCTTGTACAATTTTCATGGTATGAGCACATTTTCGCATGATAAATGCCGTCGCAATAATCTGGGTCGTATTACAAATACGAGCATTGCTATGCCCACGAAAATGATGCAAGGTATCTAATTTCGTATACATTTTTTCCAATTGATTGGGTAATTGAAATGTTAGTAATCCAAAGGGACTTTTTCGCACCGTTTCCAAGTAATTCATAAAACGATTTCGTCCCGATGGTTGAATGGTACATCCGGCATCGGCATACACGAGAATATCATCATCTTTCATCTTTTCGAGACTGCGTAGTACTAGATAGGGTTTCCAAATCCAACAACCGTAACCTTTTGGGTTCTGTTCAATAAACTCCCCATGAGTTTTCCAAAATGGCGTGTCTTTCAAATCAACGGGTTGGTACACTTTAATTTTTTGAAAGAGGTTAAAGTGTAGTGCTTCTTTCTCAATACGTTGTACACAATTCTTATATTTTTCATCACCAAAACTAATAAACCATACTTTCTTTCCTTTGGCTTGTAATGATTCTTCCGTCGGTAATAACGCTTTATAAATGGATTCAGCTGCACTACGAGGAGACATGGATTCATCAATGGGATCTTCTTCAAAATAGACGGGTTCCTTGTAGTGTTCGATTTTGTATTGAACGACCGTTGAAAATCGTTTCTTATGACAACAGATAGCTAGGTATAATCCCATACATCGTTCCAAGATACTAGTACAATGTTCTGGATTCCAATGAAGAATAGCAAGGATCGTCCGGAGACAATAGGTTTCAATAAAGTTCATCATTTCAATAAAGACTGGTGTGGGAACAATAAAGGTATTGGTTAAAAAAACGGGGTGCCGAATGACATCGGATAACGTGAAGGGTGGTTCATGGGGAGTCAATTGATTCATGGGTTCAATGAGGATCTTTTCCCATGCTGCAGGAGGTACCTGCTCAAAACATGCTTTAATGGGTTGAATAATGGAACCACATAAAGCATTGGGTGTAGATTGTAAGGTGGTGAGAACTTTTCGAAAATCATCAACATTAATTTTGTGATCACACATTCCAATACCCGTGTAGCGACGTTGTAACAACTGAGGATTTTTGGCGAGATGAAAGTAGACGGAATGAAGATACATTTTTGACATGTAGAATAGAGGGGTATATACTGGGAAGGTCCATTCTTGTAGCAATTGACTTCGTATCCATTCAGGGTATTCTTTAGGGACCATTTCATTCATTGCAGTGTAGACAAATACTTTTTTTTCATCGGGTGTAAAGGAATCGTAGAGAGAAAATACTTTTTGATGAAATACGATGTGATAGGATAATAAATCCATTTTATTATATTAGAAAGGGTGTTTAAGTGGGTTTAAATTATTATTTATAATTAGTCTCATGTAACAACATTAACTAAATTATGATTACCTTGTCTACCGTTTTAAATAACCGTTTTTATTTTTAGAATAATTTTGATTGTATTTAAAAATGGTAGAAACGTGTTTTATTACTAGTAGTTAGCCCTGGGTTAATTCTTTAATTTTTATTTATGTAATTATTATATTTATCGTATTTTTTACGTAAAACTTTAATAAAATATACAAAAAAATTGTAGAATTAACCCAGACCTATAACAGTTTTTAGTAGCCCTGGGTTAATTCTACAATTTTTATTTATGTAATTATTATAATTACATAAATAAAAATTGTAGAATTAACCCAGGGCTACCTAAAAACACGATACATAATGATATAATATTTGTAAAAATACTATATAAAATACTATATAAAATACTATATAAAATACTATATAAAATACTATATAAAATACTATATAAAATACTATATAAAATACTATATAAAATACTATATAAAATACTATATAAAATAC